GCCCCCTTGTGGGCCGGTTGGCCGTCATGGCTGCCGGCCTTTTGTGTTGTTGGCCTGGGCCGTCAGGGCCCCGGCCGTGGTCCCGGCATGGGAGTTGACGTGTCTGAATCTGTGGTGTCCGAGTCCCCTGCCGCCGAGGTGCCGGAGGCTGTGGCTGGCTCCGACGAGGATGCTGCGGCGGAGGCGATGCTTGCCGCAGCGGTGGCTGCCGAGTCTGAGGGTGATGGTGAGGCCGGCGAGGGGCGGCCGGAGCGTTCTGTGCGCCGGTCTGGCCGGGGGCGGCAGTCTGACCGTGTGCCGGACGCCGAGCCCGGCGGCAAGGAGCCTGACGAGCCGCCCGCCGAGGCCGAGGTGGGCCCTGATGGGTACCCGCTGAACACGCCGGTCAAGGACATGACGCCTGAGCAGCAGGCGGCGTATTGGCGTGCGCAGGCGAAGAAGCACGAGAAGGCCGTCAGGGCCTTCGGCCGGTTTAAGCCGGAGCAGGTCAAGGAGATGGCCGAGCGGCTGCGCGAGATCGAGGACGCGCAGAAAAGCGAGGCCGAGCGGCTCGCCGAGCGCCTGGCGGAGGTGGAGCGGCGCGCCCGGGAGGCGGAGCTCGCCAAGGCGAGGCTGCTGGCGGCGTCGGCGCATTCGGTGCCCGCGAGCCTGGTGGAGCGGCTCGCCGGCGAGACCGAGGAGGAGATCCTCGAGGCGGCGGAGGCGCTGGCCGAGGGGATCGACGCCGAGGTTGAGCGTCGGCTGGAGCCGCTGGTTGAGAAGCGGGTTGCGGAGCGGCTTGCCGAGCTCGAGCAGGAGCGGAAGCAGCAGGCCGCGGAGCGTGCCCGTGCTCGTGGCGGGTGGCCGGTGGAGTCGCTGCGGCCTGGTGCGATGCCGGCATCGGAGGACCCGGACCCGAATGAGGCGTTCCGCCAGTTCTTGATGGGTGGTCGCCGTTAGTTCCCCTTGTTGGTTGAGCAGCGCCGGTTCCTTGCACGGGGCCCGGGGCCGCTGCTGTGTGCATTGAAGGGAGTGCCCCGTGCCTACCTACAGCGACATGATCACGCGGGACGTCAGCGACGATCCCCTTATTCCTGAGCCGGTGTCGGCTCAGATCATCCAGGAGCTGCCGTCGCAGTCCTTCCTGCTGCAGCGTGCCGCGCAGGTCCGGATGTCCACCAAGACGCAGCGGCAGCCGGTTCTTGACGTGCTGCCGACGGCGTACTGGGTGAGCGGCGATTCCGGGATGAAGCAGACCAGCGCGGTGGACTGGAAGAACGTGATGCTGGTCGCCGAGGAGCTCGCCGTCATTGTGCCGATCCCGGAGGCGTACCTGGATGACGCGCAGGTGCCGATCTGGGATGAGGTGCGTCCGCGGATCGTGGAGGCCCTCGGCTACAAGATCGACGCCGCGGGTCTTTTTGGTGTGGACAAGCCGTCGAGCTGGCCGGCGGACATCTACTCGTCTGCTGTGGCAGCCGGTAACACGGTGGTGGTCGGCACCGGCACCGACTTTGCGCAGGATGTCGCGTCGCTGGGTGAGCTGATCGCCACCGACGGGTTCCAGATCACCGGTTTTGCCGCGCGGCCGGGGTTGAAGTGGCGGCTAGTCGGGCTGCGGTCGCAGGATGGTGTGCCGATCTACCAGCCTGACCTGCAGTCGGGTGGTGGCGGCATGCTGTACGGCTACCCGGTGACCGAGGTGTCGAACGGGTCCTGGGACTCGTCTGAGGCTGAGCTGATCGCCGGTGACTGGACGAAGTGCATCATCGGACTCCGGCAGGACATCACGTGGAAGATGTTCACCGAGGGTGTGATCAGCGACGGTGAGGGCAAGGTCGTCCTCAACCTGATGCAGCAGGACTCGGTTGCGCTGCGGGTGACGATGCGGATCGCGTATGCGACGAGCAACCCGGTGACGCGGCTGAACATGGACGGTAACACTCGGTTCCCGTTCGGTGTGGTTCAGGCGTCGACGGCTGGTAGCTGATCCCGCCTGGTTGCGGNGTGGGTGTTGGCGGCCGGTGCCGGCGCTGGTGGCGTGATGCGTGGGTGCCGGTGCCGGCCGCGGGGCCCTGGCTGGTTGTTGGTGTCTCCTGGATTGGAGTTGTGTGGTGCGCCTGTTGGCCATGCTCCACGCGTATCCGCCGCACCATAACGCGGGCGCGGAGTGGATGGTCCACACGATGTTGCGAGCCNCGGTGGAGCGNGGCCACGAGGTGGACGTGGTGTTGTCGTCACGGCTGCAGGATGGGCCGTACGAGCTGGACGGGGTGCGTGTGCACCCGTACACCGGCAAGGGGGACCTGTTCCGGTTCTTGAACTCGGCGGATGCGCTGGTGACGCATCTGGAGTGCACGCGCCGGGCCATGGTGATCAGCCGGCTGCATGGTGTGCCGCTCATCCAGGTGCTGCACAACACGTTCGACCAGACGAGGAACTGGGTGCGCCGGGGCCCGTGTGCGCTGGCGGTTTACAACTCGGAGTGGATGCGCGCCGAGTTTGAGGCGTGGCTGGATTCGGTGCGTGCGCCGCGGCCGGATGCGGTGGTGGTGCGCCCGCCGGTGCTCGCCGAGGAGTACGCCACCAAGCCGGGTGACCGCGTCACGCTGATCAACCTCTACCCGCCGAAGGGGTCGGGGACGTTCTGGCAGCTGGCCGAGCGGATGCCGGACGTGAAGTTTTTGGCGGTGATCGGCGGCTACGGCCCGCAGGACGTGCGGGAGCTGCCGAACGTGGAGGTCGTGCCGAACGTGCCGGGCCAGCGGATGCGGGATGAGGTGTATGCGCGCACCAAGATCCTGCTCATGCCGTCGGAGTATGAGTCGTGGGGGCGGGTCGGGGTGGAGGCGATGGCCTCCGGTATCCCGGTGATCGCGCACCCCACCCCGGGCCTGTGCGAGTCCCTCGGTGAGGCCGGGATCTTTGTGGACCGCGACGATTTGGACGGCTGGGAGCGGGAGATCCGCCGGCTGCTGACGCCGCGCGCCTACGGCACCGCCTCCAAGAAGGCGAAGGCGCGGTCGGCGGAGCTGGATCCGGCGCCGGATCTGGAGCGGTGGGTGGCGGCCGCGGAGATGGTCGCGGCGCAGCGTGACCGGATGCGCATGCTCGCCCGGCTGACGCACTAAAAGGGGGGGTGTCCGGTGGAGAGTCTGGCGACTGAGGCCGACCTGGTCGCGCGGCTCGGCCGGGACCTGACCGACGATGAGCGGGTGCGGGTGTGCGCGCTGCTGGCGGACGCCTCTGCGCTGATCCGGGGCTATACCGGCCGCGATTTCACCCAGGCTGTGGATGACACGGTGGTGCTGCGCGCGACCGGGGGGACGCTCCGGCTGCCGCAGCGGCCCGTGATCGAGGTCAAGCGGGTGGAGGCGATCGGCGTCAGCGGCGCCCCCGACATCACGCTCGCCGACTGGCTGTTCGACGGGATCGACCAGATCCGGCTCGGCGAGGGCAATTGGATCATCAACCTGCCGGAGATCTGGTGGGACGATGACGGCTTCCCCGGCACCTACCGGGTGACCTACACGCACGGGTATGCGCAGGTGCCGCCGGATGTGGTGGCGGTGGCGTGCCAGATGACGCTGCGCACGCTGACCTCCCCGGCGATGGTCGGNGGGGTGACGAGCGAGACGGTGGGCCCCTACAGCTACCGGTCGGAGACGCCCGGTCAGGGGCTGGCGGTGACGTTGACGGATGCCGAGCGGCGGGTGCTGGACCGGTACCGGACGACCACCGGCACGATCACAGTGAGGATCTAGATGCGGGTTTTGGCGCGGTTCCACGCCTACGTGCCGGAGCACGGCGGCGGGGCGGAGGTGATGGCGCACACGCTCCTGCGTGAGCTGGTGGCGCGTGGCCACCAGGTGCGGGTGTGGCTGTCCCAGCACAACGGGCGGCGNGAGCCGTACCGGGTGGACGGGGTCGAGGTGATCCCGGTCAAGGCGCGGCAGGATTTCCTGCGCTTGGCGCGGGATAGCGATGTGGTGGTCTCGCATCTGGAGAACGTGCGGGCAGCGGCGGCGGCCGCGCGCGGCTGGGGCCGCCCGCTGGTGGTGTTGTGCCACAACACTTTCCCCGCCACCTTCTCCGCGGTCGGGTCTGGCACGACCGCGCTGGCGGTCTACAACAGCCAGTGGATGGCGGC